TTTAAATTACTGCAACCTAATTTTTTGACTGCTGCAGTCATTCTAACTCCTAACTGAGACTTCTTACCAGAGAATCCTTGACCAACTACCTGACCATTTCTACCTCTCATCGAAGCCATTAATAGATTATCATATTCTAAATCATATTGCAAGATGCTTGCCACTTGATCTCCTATATCGTTAACCTCTATTAAAAGGAAAGCATTATTATATCCCTTTGCAACACTATGAATGATATTTGGGAATAGCATAGGTTTGATTTCATTATTACGATATTTCGCAACAACTTTATATGGAAACTCAGTGATATCAAATACAATGAAAGCTGAATAGTCATTTCCTAATCCACGAGCAACGTCAACTGTAATCATATAATTATGCTCTTTTATCGAATCTTCATAGATATCAAGACCAGCGTTCTTTGTTATAGGTGCATCGTAAATTAAATTTTTAAGTTTGCTCGGTGCAATAAGAGTGTTTACAGACCCCAGAAACTCACATTCAAACTCAACCTTAAATTGTTGCTCTGATGTGTTTGAAATTGTTTGTGCTTTCCAATTTTCGTCACGACCAGGCACCTCTGACCAATGAACTTCTGTTGGAAGATAACCATTTGTTCCTCTCTCAGCATCATGCCACATTCTGTAGAAGTGGTTCATACCACGAGGAGTAGATACAATTATAACTTTAGTGCTTGTACCAGAAGAAATTGTAGGATATACTGAGGCAAAGAAATCGTCCGCTACATGATTCGGCACGAAAGCAAACTCATCAAGAAATAGTATGTTGAAAGACATACCCCGAACAGCAGATGCAGATGTAGATGCTGCTAGTATTTTTGACCCATTATCTAATTCTAGTGAACCTTTATTCCATGCTATAATGCCTTGTTGCATCCATTTTGGTAAATTCTCATACGCAGTCTGCAATCGACCAAGTAAATCCATTGCGATCTTCGCCTTGTTCGCAAGAATACCTATATTAATACTATCATTAAATATCGCATAATGCAGAAGATAAGATACCACAGTGGTAGATTTACCAGTCTGTCTTGGCATCTTACAGATATTAAACCTGTTTTCGTGAAAGTTCCTCACAAGTTTTTCTTGAAAAGGATATAGATTGAAAGGAACTAAACCCTCATCAAGAGATACTATCTTTATGTATTGCTTTGAAAAATACACTGGATCATCCTTACACTTCAAGAATTCAATAATATTCTCTTCAGAGAACTCAATCGGTGTATTTGCTTTTTTTAAATTAGGATTTCCAAGATATACATTATCAACCATAATAATTACTTTTTAGTTTTCTTTTTCATCGAGTTGATGAATTTTCTGTAGACTGCTGCTTCAGAGGTTTTACCCATTTCTCTTGCCCGTTGTTCCATAGCAACAGCAGCTTGAATTTTATGAGCATGTGATCTATTAGATTTCCTGATTTTTGCAACAGACGCTTTCGCAGTAGCAACGTCCTTAAAACCAAGTCCATGAATAGTTCCTTTAGGATTTTCATCTGTATATAAGTCTGAGTGTTTCTTTGAGTTCGCTGGTTGACCTTTCTTTCTAGGGATGCGAGGATTTGATTCCTCATTCATTGCTCTCTCTAATTTATCTGCTTGTTTCGCATGAGTCTTAGATCCCTTTCTAAGATTCTTGACTAACTTTTTGATGTATGGTTTATCCTTTTTATCTAACTCTTCTTTCATATCATTTTTACTATCAAGATAATCTGCAGCAGTGTCTAAGTAGTCAGTTGCTTTGGTTATCTTTGATTGTACCCATGCTTTGAAGTTATCTTTCTTGAGAGTATGTTTTTTGATACGCTTAGATGCTCTTTTTGCAGTCTTTAACTGATTACGAATCATTTCTGGTTCGTGATCTTTATGCTTTTCTTCCATTGCTAATTTAGTAGCAGTTGCATACATTACAGATTTGGCATCTTTACCGTAACGTTTTTTAAATCCTTTTTTGTCTTTTTTCATTCCCTTCACTATATCTTCCTTCTTTTCTTTCTCATCTTCAGTCATTTTTCTTTCACTTATTTCAGTTCCCTTCCACACACCACTATTATTCACCATGGGTTTCATATGTGCAGGACCAACTATGTCCACTACAATCGCAGTTGTCTCACCATCTGAATTTTGAATCTCTACATTTTCCCCGATCCCGCCTGAGCCATTACCACCACCATTACCACCAGAGCCACCGTTACCATTTCCACTACCATTCCCACCGTTCCCATTTCCGTTAGAACTTCCGTTAGATTTGCCATTACCATTACCATTCTCTTTAGAATCCTCCTTTTCGTCTTCACGCTCTCTACGAAGATACCCACCAACTCCCCTGCGATAACCTTTTGGAATTGGTTTGCACTTGCTATCTTGGAAACAGTAATAGTGTCCTTCCTTACACTTCTTCATTTTAGCGATTATTTTTCTTCTTTATTATTTAGAAACCCTTTTTTTAGCATCTTTGAAAGTTCAGATGTTGATCCGACAAATAAAGCATTATTAGTTACATTATTTGTTTTTGGAGCATCTTCATTTACATCCTTAATTTTTTTCTGAAGATCCATCAATTTATCTGTGGTATCTGCAACTGATTTTATAAGTTGACCTGCTACTTCATATGCTCTTGGACTTGCACTCTCACCAGCAACTTCCATAATTCCATTAATTGCTTCCTGACCTTTTTCTATAATTGAATATAAATTAGCACGAGTGTATTCATAATCCTTTTCGATCTCATTTATCTTTGAGACTTCTTTAGGAGGATTCACTTTCTTACTAGGCACTATATCAGTTTCACTGATATTCAATGCTTTATCAATAGACTCATAGTTTTCCATCAGATATCACTTTGTTGTGTTGGACTGCGATCTCTACCATCGTCAAAGAATTCAGATGTTTCACTGAATCCGAAGTCATCGCCTGGAATGATAAGTGCATTATCATTACTATCTATAGCACCATCACTATTATAATCTTTGGTTGCAGTTGGAGTTACAGTATATCTCATCTCTCTCTTAGCATTTACAGTATCAACACTTGCGTATTGATCAACAATAACTTTCTTAATAAGACCTTCTGGATTTTCTGCTATTGGTCCGTATAAGTATGTCTTTGCAACAAATTGAAATGTGTATATCAACGCTCTTCTAGTTGAAAAATCTCCTTCATAATCGTCTTGAAAAGTGACGTTAGTAAGTGTTATAGGAACATCTCTTTTTTCACCAATAGAATCAATAAGATTAATTGTGATACTAAATGATGGTTGAAAAAATGGTAATATTTGCTCTACAACTTGTAATGCATCATCATTTATTTTAGTTAGTAAACTTAATTCAAAACCAATATTGTAAGGAACTGGCATGAATACTTTCTTAAGTTTGTTAGTACCACTGTCTACTGCTTTAAATGTCTGAGTTATACCTGATTTTCTTGTAGAGTCATAAGCGATTGAAGTCATTTCAAAAGACATTCTAGGTAATGTAATCGCAACCATTTTATTTAAATCAGGTTGCTGTTCCAACCTAGCAATAAATTTTGCTGCAGGACCATATGCTAGGGGAACTCTTTTAATATCTACAGTTGTTCCATCAGAAGTTTCATGTCTAACTTCCATATTGTTAAACAATGTTCCAAAACCGATAATGGTTTTTCTAATAACTTCGTGGTAAAAATAAGTTCCTAACATTAAAATAGTCCAAATGGATTTGACTCGGTGAAATCAAGAATTTGATCTGCTTCATCCTCGATCTCGTCACTATGATCATATTTATCCTTATCTGTGTTTGCTGCAGATACTCTGACAGTATATTGAGCACCTGATCTTGATCCAGTCACAGTCTCCCCTCTTAAGAATGTTCCAGTTTCAATACCAACCTGTAAGATCTTAGTATCAAGATCCCATCTCTTAACCCTTGCAGATGCGTTAGATCTATTACCCGTAACAAGTTCGTTGAACCAGTAGCTTCCAGATCCTATGCCTACTGATGAAGGTGGACCAACAGTAATGGTTGGTGGTGAGAAGAATCCTGCACCAGCATTTTGAATAAAGATATTTGATATGGTTCCACCAGCACCAACCTCTGCACGAGCAGAAGCAGGTAATTGTGGAGATAGAGATGGAAGTGAAATTGATACATTTGGTGTTGTAGAGTATCCAACTCCACCTGTTCCTCCAATGGAAATACGTATAACACCTTTCTTACCGTCAGATCTAATTATCGCAGTTGCAGCAGCACCAACACCTCCACCACCAGATATTGTGACTATTGGTGCTACAGTATATCCAGCACCTGAATTTGTAATCACTATCTCCTCTATGGAAGTAACATTGTTTCTTGTTGTTAATAAACCTACTGCAGTAGCATCTATTCCACCACTAGGTGCTGTTGTTAATCCGATGGTTGGAGTGCTTGTAAATCCTGAACCATCATTAAGTAAACTTATACTCTGAACAAATCCTGTTCCTATTGTTGCTGTAGCAGTCGCTGCTGATCCAACACTGTTCATCGTAAGATCAGTAATGACTCCTAAATCTTCTATTTTACTATCTATCGCATTTATACCAGTATCAATTGTTTCATCATTGTACTCAAATAATTCACACTGTAATTCATAAACATAAGTGTGACCTAATTGGTAAAAAGGAACTTCATGCTCTACAAATTTTATTTCAAATAATCTACCACCTAGAGGGAAAAATACTAAGTCACCTTCACGAGGTCTCATCACTGCTTCACCCACTTCAGAAACATCTTCTTGACTTAAGAATGGTGCTATAAAATCTTCAAATCTTTCTCTAGAAACAACTAGTTGCAATTCATCCCTTAAACTCATACCAAATTTAGTAAGAACGTCACCTGCTCCACTGTAACCATCCCATGTATTTACATATGCCTCAAGTTGAAAATTATCATCAAACTTAGATGATTCAATTTCTTGAAATACAGTGCTCTTGTTAACAAATTTTCTAGGTATATAAGTTACTTCAACACCATAAATTTTCAATTGCTCATTTACAAGCGATTGAACTAAATTCTGTTCTTCAGGTGAACCTTGTAGAAAAAAGGGGTTGAGAGCCATTATCCAATAAAGTCTAAAGGTGGGAGTTCATAAGTAGAACTCATTTCTTGTTTAATCATTTCAAGTTCTCTTAGTGCATCGTCATATATTTGTCTACCATTTAATTCAATTCCACCAGGTAATTTTACACCTTGAAACTTAATTAAGTTTTGTCCCCACTGCCTTTTTATCAAAGCAGTAAGATATCTCTTTAAAAAACTGTCATTAAATAATTGTGTATATGTTGTTGGATCTAATATTCTATGACAGTCAATTACTATAAAATCACCTGCATTTAAACTATTATAATTTATATCAAGATATAATCTATCTTGTCTTTTATTAAATCTAACCTGTGCTTCAGTTGTTAAAAGAAAATCAATATCTTCAAGATATGATTTAACCATGGCATATTGTAATAATTCAACTGAATTAAAGTAGTATAAGTCATTTAGAAATAACTGGTATTTAATACTAAACATACCACCAGATATCGCACTCATATCAAATTTAAATATCTTTTCTATCCCTACAACTGTTTCAGGAACTTGAATAAAATTAGAAGTTTCATAAAAGTTCGATGTGGTTGTACCATAACCACTAATCGCTGTGGATGTTCCAGTGGTTGTTACAATACCTACACCTGTTGTTCCCTGTGCCTTTCCTCTGTCTATATCACCCTGAGTAAATTGATATTTAAGATACATTCTCTCAATACCATCAAAATGCCTTTCCTGAAAATACTGAAATGCATCATCTACTAAATCATCAACTTGTTCATCACTCACGTTGATTTCTAAGACTGGTGCACCTAACTGTCTTTTACAGTATTCAATTAATTCTTCTCGTGAAGCAGGTTTCGCCATTAGAAATCCTCAGTGACTTGTGTAATATTTTTTGGTTTTTTCTTTCCTCTCAGTTGAATTAATAAATTTTCCTGATCAGTTACCTTTGTGCTTAATTGCTCAACAACATTATTTAACCCAAGAATTCTTGTTTCCAATGCAATAATTTGAGCGAGCATTTCGTGTGTCTTCTTTTGATAGACACCCAAAATCATTTTATATTCGTTTTCATCCATAACAGAGTATAAAAAAAGGTGGGAATACACCCACCTATATTTATAAGTTATACTTTACTCGTTAGAACGAGCCACCATCTACAGTTATATTCTCTAATTGTCTTAATGAACCATCGTGACTAATTACTGCCGATAATCCTGCAGCATCCTTAACAAATAATCCACCTGCTTCAATCGTAGCATGTGTGGAATTAGTTAATACACTTGTACTCTCAGATACATCTGCACCAAAAGCAATTCTTCCTACAGAATCATCCCAGAAGACTGCTGCTTTCTTTGCAGAACCACTATAATAATGGAATATTAAACCAACGTCTATGTTAGCATCTGATGATGGAGCGACTAATGATCCACCACTGTTAACAAGACCTACCTCAATTAAACTATCCTCAACCTTTAAGGTTTCGGTGTTAATTATTGATTGTGTTCCTAATACTGTAAATGTTCCGTTAACTGTTAGGTTGTCATCAACTGTAACTGTACCATCAGCAGAGTCAATTGTTAATCCTCCACTTGATGTATCAATCTCATTATCACCAGTAACACCAATTCTTATATTACCACCAGTTAAGTCTGTAAATGTACCAGCACCAGCAGAAGCACCACCAATAGTTACACCATCAACAGTACCACCATTAATATCTGCAGTATCTGCTACTAATGAATCTATTTGTGCAGTTCCATCAATGAATAAGTCTTGGAACTCTCTATCAGATGAACCTAAATCAATCGCACCATCTGTTGCTGGAAGTATATCAGCGTCAAATCTACCTGTTGGGGTAATTGTGTCTGAAGTTGCATTACCAAGATCAACGTTACCTTCTACACTTACTGCACCCTTAAAGGTTGCATCATGAGGAGTATTAACTGCGTTTGAATGAGTAATAATAGCATTACCCATATAACCATGAGCAGTACACTGATAATGTAAAACAGCAGGTGTAGTGTCTGAGATTGTAATCTCAGTATAAGTATTCTGAAAACTTACACCTGTAGTATAATTTGTAACTTTCCCTGCATCAAGGTAAAACTTTAATGGATGACTTCCTGTATTATCATGTACAAATCTGTATGTTTTACCTGGAGTGAAGTGTAGTATTGGTGATTCTACACCATCAATCTTATATCCATTACTACTACCTGTACCATTATATCTGTGTGCTGCGGACTTCGCTGCAACAGTTACAGCTAAGTTCTGTGTGGTAGCAGAATGTGGTGCTTGTAAATATGAAAATCCCTTTAACGCTGTTGTAGTTGTAACACCAGAGTTATTAATTGCATCCGCTTC